TGCTCCTCGGCGGTCAGGTCCCGGCCCTCGTTGCGGGCCAGGGTCACAAGTTCCTGCTGGCGGGCAAGGGCTTTCTGCAGTTCATTCATGGTTTTTCTTACCTCCTGTTGAAAATCAGATTTTTGTTTGCTTGGATCTGTCGCTCATACACGGAGAGGGGGGCGCACGTCTGGCCCGTGTCGGCCCGTCCCACTCCCACAGTGGGATCCGCAGGCACGGACACCACGGACACCTCCAGCGGCGTCCACTTCCGGGCGATCTGGCAAGGGCCGGTAAATCGCCCATCCGCAGATTGTTTCCCGGCCACCACTTCCTCCCAGGCGTCCACGCTGTACCGCACGGACGTGGTTTTCAGTGTGCCGGACCGCACTTTCCCGAAGATCTTTTCGGCGTCGTCGTCCGTGTCGAACTCCACTTCTGCCATGCCCCGGTGGTTCTCCACCCAGGCCCGGATCACCTTTCCCACCACCTTGTCGGTGTTGTGGTTGAACAGGAGAACGCCCACGCTGTTCAGGCGGGACAGGTCCACCGCGTTCTCCCCGTGGTCCAGGATCTCCATGCCGAAAAAGCGCCGGTATGGCTCCTCACTGGAAAAACTGATTGTCCGGCGTCTGCTCTCCTGGGGCTGCTCCTCCCGGGAAAGGATCTGGCCCATGCTCCTGGTGCCATGGTCCTTATCCCTGGGGCGGTTGCCCTCCGGCGTTCTGCTGGGCTGCTGCCGTTCCATTTCCAAAAATTACACCTCCCATCTCAATGCCTTTTTCTCGGCCATACTCCAGGACCTCGGCGGTTTCGTCGATGGCCTGGCGCCAGTCCTTGCCCCGCTCGGCGCAGATCTCTTGGTAGGTCTTTTGCCCGCTCTGCAGGGCGGTTTTGTCGGCGGTGCTTTCCTTGGCCGGGTCAATCCACTTTTTCGGGGATTTCACCCAGTCATGGGCCATATACTCCGCCTTTTTATCCCAAAACCCGGGGAAGGTGATCACCCCGGAGAGATAACACGAAATAATAAATTGCTCGTACACCTCGGACATGAACTCCGTCAGCAGTTCCGTGTCCTCCGCGTATGTGTCCTCGTCCTCGATGGCGTTTTGCCGGGCGGAGGAGTAGGTGGACCCGCTCATGTCGCGGGACACCGCCTCATAACTCAATCCCTGTCCCGCGCCGATCAGCCCCTGCTGAACTTTCAGGAACGCGGTGGCGTCGGTGGCCGCTCCCTTTGGATCCACCACCTGGGCCTCGTCGCCGGCGCCCATTTCCATGATCATGCCCGGCCCCAGTTTCTTGCCGGCGTAGTCCACGCGGCCGTCAGGCCCGCGAACCCCGGACCGCCCCAGGCTTGTCCCGGTCGGAATTGTCTTTTTGATCAGCACCGCCAGGCAGGCCGCGATCCGCTCCTTGACGGATACCGCGTTTATAAACTCGTTCACGTCCCGGATCCTGGTGATCGTGTGGGACATATCCGACATTTCCCGGATCTGGCTGGGCCGCCGTTTCGATTTCAGGAAATAGGCGTCCTTGGCGTCAATGTAGATCGGCTGCAGCAGGCGCCACCCCTCCAGGTCATATTGCTGGATCCAGTAGCCCACCGGCCGGCGCCAGGAATTATATTCGATCCCGCCCACGACGCGGTTTCCCTGCCGGTGCGGGGCGCTCTGTGTCACGTCCAGTTCGTCCACCTCAATGGCCTGCAACTTGAACGGCACCACGCCGCCGGAAGTGTGGCGGAACAGGAACAGGATCCCGCCGTCCACCTTCTTGCGCTCCACGGCCATGCGTAGGATCTCGGTAAAGGATTGCTCCCCGGTCACGTCGCAGTTTCTGGCCTTGCACCATTGACGCCACAGTTTTTCGATCTGGCGGTTCAGGTCGTCGTCCCCGGTCCTTGCCCGGAGGGTAAAGCCCTTTCCCACCACGTTGCGCTTGTAGGCCAGGACCACGGCCTGGAGAATGTCGCTGTTCCGCTCCAGGTCCCGGGCGCGGGCGCGTACCACGTCCCGGCTGTATCGGTCTGTGATCTCCGCGCTCTCGTTGTGTGCCCTCCACCCGGAATTGATCCGGCCGAACCCGGCCGCGTCATACCCGCGCATGGCCTCCAGCCCTTGGCGCCACGCCTCCCGCTCGTATGCTTTCTTTGGGGACACGGCCGCGATCATGCTGTCAATGAAACTCACCGCTTTACCTCCCCTCGAAAAATGCCATGTAGGTGCGCCCCAGCAGGGGGCCGCTTTCGTCGGCCGCCAGTTGCGCCTCCAGGTCGTCCCGGAGGGTTTTCAACATGGCCAGGTCCGCCCGCGTCAGTTGGCGGCTGCCGATCCGGTAGGATTGCCCGCCCACCAGCACGGTGGTGATCGCCTTGTTGACCTGCTCCAGCAGTTCCGCCGGGGCCGCTGTTGTGTTGTCCAGTTCCATGATTGCCTCCTGTCAGAACCAGTTTTCATTCTGCTGGATCCATGTTTCCTCCGGTGCCGGCTGCGGCTTTGGCGGTGCCGGCTTTGGCGCCTGCTCCTCCGCTCGGTCCGGGTTTTTCAGGAACAGGGACCGGACCTCCAGCACGTCGGCGGCCGCCGCCGCGTACACCTCGCAGTCCAGGTAATGGTTGTCCGCGTGGGAGGATTTCAGCACCCACCGCTGAACCTCTTTTCCGGCGGCCCGCTCGGTGATCTTATGCTCCGCCGTGACCTGCTCCGCATACTCCAGATCACAGTCTTTATGCACCATCCAGGATCCGTTCCCGTTTGGCCGCCTCATGCGCCCGGCGATCATGTCCTTGTACTTGCCGCCGTCCACAAGGACCAGTTGCATACCGTTGGCCCGGCTCCCGGCTTTGTCCACGGTGGAGATCTTGTAATGGCCCTGGAGGGACGGGACGCCCTTACAGGGCCGCACCCAGTCCATGTTCATGGTGCAGAACTCATACACCGCGTCGGTCTGGTCGCCGCTGTCCATCAGGGCCAGGTCCACCATGACCTTTCCGCCGTCTGGCAGGGAAAACTCGGTATTCATAATCCGTTCCACTTCCGCCATGGAAAGCGCCTGGCCATGGGCCACGTTTTGGGAGGTCATAAAGTCGCCCCATGCTCGGATCACCCAGTACAGGCAATTTTCCTGCACGTCGATCCCGCCGGTCAGCAGTTTTGTCCACGCCGGGAGGGACCAGGCCGGAACCTCCGTTTGCCGCTCCATGACCATTTCGGCGTTGGTTTTCAGTTTGGTGTCCTCCCACGGCTCCGCCAGCCACGAATTGACGAAGTTGTGGAGCAGTTCCGGGTCGTCCTTGGCCCGCATGAACTCCCGGGCGATGTCGGAAAACCTGGTAAACGGTGAATACAGGGTATTCATCCAGTAGGCCACGCTTTTGGGTGTCGTCGTGGTCTGCCGGACGATCTGCCACCGGCCCGCCTGGAGCATGGCCGCCTTGTCCCGGTCGGTGATGATACACCCACACGCCTGGCACACGTATGTGGCCATTTCGGCCCGCTCCGCCTGGTCCGGCACGTCGTCCTTGCTGGGCCACTTGATCTGTGCGAATTTCAGTTCGATAAATTCCCCACAATGGGGGCACGGCACAAAGTAGTGTTTTTCCGCGTCCGCCTCCTCCTTGGCTTTCCAGATCGGCCCGGTTTTCAGGGTCGGGGTGGAGGCCATAAAGATCTTGCGGTTGAAAAATGTCTTTGTGCGCTCAATGGCCAGGGATACGGGGTCGGCCTCTTTTTTGGTCGCCCCCGGGAATTTGTCTACTTCATCCAGAAACAGGTATCGGATCGGGGTGGAGGCCAGGCTGGCCGGGCTGTTGGCTCCGGTCAGGTAGACGATCATATCCCGGAACTTTAGGGCCAGTCGCTTGCTGTCATGCTCCCGGTACTTCTCCGCCAGGGCCTTACACTGGCGGATCATTGGCTCCAGTTTCGCCTCCACCGTGCGCTCTGCCAGTTCGTCCGAAGGGTACACGAACATGGCCGGCGCCGGATCCTGGTCTATCAGGCTCCCCAGGGCGTTCTCCATGGCGGAGGTGCCGCCCACCTGCGTGGGCTTGACAAAGACGATCTTTTCCGTGGTTTCGTCGGAAAAGGCGTCCATGATCTCCACCAGGTACGGGGTGACGTTGTTCCGCCACGGCCCTGGTATGGCGTTTCCGTTTGGCAGGACCCGGTTCTGCTCCGCCCATGCGGATGTGCTTACCCGTTCCCTTGGCCGCAGGATCTCAATGGCCGGCACCATCCACCGGGGCACCTTGTAGGGTTTTACTCGGTACTTCCTCACGGCGCGGCCTCCGGCGGGTCCTCCGCCTGCATGGCGTCCACATAGGCCGTCAGCATGGTTTCCAGTTCCTTGCGGATGGCCTTTTGTGCGTTGCGGATCGTGATGGCGTCCGCATACCCGGACATGGCCCCGGCCATGCGGGCCGGGATCGTCATGGCGAACTTTTGAAAGGCCGCCATAAACTCCGCCAGTTCCTCGGTGGCCTGCTCCGCCGGCAGGTATTTCCCCTCCGCTATGGCGGTTTTCAGGCGGTGGAGGCTGCCCTGGCTCTCTTTCAGGGCCACCTCCGCCTCCAGTTTTTTCAGGTTCAGTTCCGCCAGGCGGCCGCCCTCTCCGATCTCCTGGGCCTTTTGCTCCACGTGGGCGATATACCGCTGGATCGTTTCGCAGGTCCGGTACTTCCTGGCCCCGCCGCCGGGCGGGACCTCGGTTTCCAGGATCCCGTCCTGGGTCAACTGCTGGACCCGCCGGGTGGTTTTCCCCAGCAGTTGGGCGATGGCGGTGGAATTGGCCCATTCCGGCACCGTCCCGGTCAGCACCGCCGGCGTCGTGGACCTCTTTGGCGCTGTTTTTTTCGTCGTTCCCGCCACCTGCAGCACCCCCTTTTCCGCCGCCGGCCGGATGGCCCCGCCGGTTTCGCTTTCCGCCTGGTGGTGGATTTCGTTTTTTTGACCTCGTTTCCTCTGGATTTTTTCGGGCCTCACCCCCTTTAGGGGGTGGGTGCCTCCCGATTGCTCCGGCCGGCGCGTCAATGCGTAACGTAACGGCCCGTTTTTCAGGGATTTTCTTGGAGAAAAACGCCGGGCCTTCCGCGCCCCGCACGGTCGCACCCCCTGGGAAGGACCCAAATGGGGGGGCGCCCTCTCATTTTTCGGAGAGGGGAGGCCATGGGCGCCCATGGTATGACGCCCATGGCCATGTGATTGCCGGGCTGCGTCCGCTCTGGTACTGCGGACGCTGCGGGGTGAAAGGAGGAAAGCCCCCGCGCCTACGCTCCGCCCGGCTCAGGTATGGAAAGGGGAGGGCCGCCAGGCGTTTCCCTGGTGGCCCTCCCGATTTCCATGCTATCAATATAGCACAGTAAAAAGTCCGATGACGTCCGATCTTTTATCCGCGCTTGTTTTTCTCTTTGCCGGCCATGTATTCCCCCACCAGTTTCCCCGTGCGCTTACAGGCCAGCAGGGTGTCCAGGGCGGCGTTGTAGTAGTCAAATACGCGGGACCGGCTCATGTGTACGGCCTGGGCGATCTTCTCCCAGGGCTTGCAGTCGATGTGCCGCATTTCCACCACGGTGCGCTCCATGGAGTTTTGGGGGAGTATGTCGATCATGTCCATAACGTGCAGGACGGCCTTGGCCATGGCCTCCCGTTGCTGGTCGATCCGGTCCTCCACCTCGGAGATCCGGTACACAAGGGACACGGCCCCGCCCTCCCTGGCCTGCCTTTTTGCGGTCGGCATGGTCCTGTATGTGGATCCCACGCCCGGGTCCCGCAGTTCGGCAGATAGGGTGCGGTGGCGCTCCTCCAGTATCCGCTTTTTTACTTTGGCGTCATGGTACTGCTGCAGGTACTCTTTGACGGCCTCCCGCTCCGGGTTTGTGCCCCTTGTCATGCTCATGGTTACACCTCGGTTATGTCAATTCCAAAACGGTCCTTTAGCAACTTCTTTTTCATGGCGTATTCCCTGGTGCGTGTGGCGCGGCTCTTTACGTCCTCCACCACTTGCACCCCCTGGGCGCCCTCGTGGTATGTAAAATCAGCCCTGTACCGGATGGCCCGCACCCGGCGGCCCTCCGTGTCCGTGTATGCCTCCTGGAGGGTGAAGTCAACCTGCAGGCGTAGGTCCCGGATCTCCCCGCGCCGCTCCCGCTCGATCAGGAAGTCATACCGGCGGGCCTCTTTCTGGCTGTCGAACCGGAGGACGGCCCCGGAGGGCGTCACCCGTGTGGTGGGTGTGTTCCGGTACTTGTTCACCTTCTCGGGATCCTGCACGGCGGCGGAGGGCATAAGCCCCCGCCGCGCCTGCTGTTCCATGTACTTTTTCACGGCCTGGGCCTGGTATTTCGGCGGCAGGTCGGAAATGTTGATGGCCATTTTACGAACCCCCGCCGGTTTCCTGGCTCTTTTTCGCTCCTCCGCGTTTTGCAGCCCTGTCCCGCTCGTTTTTCAGCGCCTCGACGGTCAGGACGTAGAACGGCTGCAGGCGCCGCCACTCCTCCGGCGGCATTTCATACCGCTGTTTTGCCATAAGGGCCTCCCACAGTTGGATCGCCTTTTCTATGGCCTCTCTCCTCACGCCCTGGCGCCTCTGCTCCCGGTATGCCTTGACGGCCCCGGCCACCAGCGCGATCCCCAGGGCGGCGGTCGCCGTTTCTCCTCGCGTCAGCCCAAAAAGCGCGGCCGTCACCAGATACCCGTACCACACCATGCCCGTGGCAAAAAGGACCACCACAACGATGGCCGCGCACAAACACACCGCCCGCAGATATTCTTTCATGCCTTATCCCTCCGTTTCTGGTATTTCTATGTACTGCCACGACATGGGCGGCCGGGTCATCCCAAACTCCGCCAGCGGGCTGGGCGTGTCGTATGCCTCCGCCTCTCCCACGATCCAGCCATACAGGGGCTTTCCGTCGGCGTATCTCTCCAGATCCTCAACGGGCACACAGGAGCGGGAGGCCATGTAAGACATGGGCCAAAAATCGCTTTTCGCCCACCCGTGGCAGTAGAACTGCCCCAGCACAGCGCCCGTTCCGCTCACATAGACCAGGACCAGCAGCGGCCACGGTTTCGGCTCTCCCGCTCCGCCCTTTGGGGCAGTCTTTCGGATCTCCACGGTCTTTTCTCCGGCCAGGATCTTCTTCCACCACTCGGGTTTTATGCTCATAAGCACCGCCCGCATGGTCAACGCCCCTTTCCTTTGCCTTTTTCATTTCCTCGCACAGGCATAAACCGGCATTTATCCACGGCAAACTCCGCCACATAGCCGATTGCCGTACAGGCCAGCATAATGTCCGCCGTGAGATCGTCCGCGTCCTCCTGTCCGCGTCCGTCCCTGTTCATTTTCCGCAGGTTCCGCGCCATGATCTGGCCAAACTCATACAGATTGTTGGCCGCCTCCAGCCACCGCTCTTTTTCCACCGTGTACCCGATTTCGATTTTCTCCACGGCTCACACCTGCCTTTCAAAACGGCCCATGAAATGGGCGGCCCACTCGGTTGTCGCGCTCTCCTGGTTGCTCCAGGGGAGGGCGGAGGGTGGGAGGTCCGGGAAGTAGGCCCGCAGATTGTCCTTGTAGAAAACCGGGATTTCGTTTTCCGCGCAAAACTCCGCGATCTGGTCCACCCATTCCCGGCGCGGCTTTACCTTGTCCATCCGGTTCCCGGTTTCGGCCCCCAGGATCACCCACTGGGGCAGGCCCTCCGCCGCGCTCATGTCCACCGGCCCCAGCAGCGGCTCCATGCTCCAGAATGTGTTGATATTCGCCCAGGGCATGGGGTACATGGCCGCCGCGTCCTCATTGGCCACCGTGGCCCCGTACCAGAAATTTTCCGCATGGGGGAGGAGGGCCACCCGGTCCAGTTCCAGGTATCGGGCGGGGTTTTTCGTCAAAAACAGGTATCTGTGCTGGGGCGCTCTCTGGCAGGCGTCCACCACGTCCCTGATCCACTCCGTCGGCACCCAGCGGCCAAACAGGTCCGCCATGCTGCACACAAAGACGGTCCGGCCCTCTTTCTTCCGCTCCGGCTGGTTCAGCCGGTAGCGGTGCATGGTTGGCTCGAACCCGTAGGGGTACGGCGTCCCCTTGATCTTCTCCTCCAGGACGTGGAGGCCGTCCGTGCTTGCGTGGTCCTCCAGGCCGGCGTCAAAGCGGTGCGCGGTTCTCCTGGCGTAGCAGTAGGGGCACCCATGGCGGCACCCGGTGACGGGGTTCCAGGACATTTCCGCCCAGTCAATTTTCGTTTCGTTCATGGCGTTTACCTCCGTTCAGTTCCAGCATTTTCTCACGGACCAGTTTATCCACGACGTGGCCCGGCTCCCGATACCCGCACATGGTGGCCAGCCTGTCCAGGTTGTAGGCGGTCTGCGCCGTCACCAGGAGAGTGACCCGCCGCAGGTTCTTTTTCTCTCTCATGGCTCCGCCTCACTTCCTGCTCCGTTCCAGGGTAATCTCCCTCATTCCTCCGTCGTTCCGCATAGCCTCCTGGATCCCATCCAGGACGGCGGCGGAGATCACCCCGGCCGCCATTTCCTCCGGCAGGTTCCGCGCTCCATGCAAAACCCGAAACGTCGCGGCGGCCGCCACCCGGATGGCGTTCAGTTGGTCTTGCCCGGTTCCCCCGGTGGTCACTTCCAGGCCGCCGTTTTTCTTGGCCACGCTCAAAATAACCTGGTCATTCATCGTCTGGATCCTCCTTCCACTCATTCACGATACAGTCCCGGCAGTTGTAGTCCGGGCAGTAGGTACAAATATCCTCCCCGGCCTTTCGGCGGCTCGGATCATGGCCTCCAGGTCCGGTATGTTGATCTGCCGGTTTGGGTGGATCAGTTCCACCACCCGGCGGAGATAGGCGGCCGCGTCCCAGTCGCCGTACACCTCCGCCGGCCCGCTCGGTTCCATCTTCTCCGGGTCCATTGGCCAGATCGCCACCGATCCGCCGGTGGGGTCCGCGTCCCACCGGGCCGTCGATTGCTCCGTGACGTTCCCTGCCTTGTCCTTGCAGATCCGCCCCATTTTGGCGGTTCCCACTCCGATCCCGATAACGCCCATGTGATTTCCTCCGTTTCTTTCCGGCGGCTATACCGCCACCGCCTTTTCCAGTTCCTCCATGGTGTTGATCTCGACGCCGCACCACTCCGGCAGGTTGGCCCGCACCAGGGCCGTGGCGAAGGGAGGGGGAACCGCGTTCCCGCACCGTGCCACCTGTTTGGTCTTTGGGTACTCCCGCCCGGTATAATCCCGCTCGATCTTGTAGTCCTGGGGGAACCCGTTGGCCATATACAATTCCCGGGGCGTCAGCATACGCAATCCTATGTCTGCCATGAAATAGGCCGTGCCTCCGATCTCGAACAGGATCACGTCCTCCGGCCCCAGGCGATACCCGCAGTAGGTGTTCAGCAGGTCCCGGATCTCCGGCCAGTGTTTCAGATCCGCGTCCCGCTCCGCCTTGGCCACCACGGTGGTGACGACGCCGAAGTGGCCTCCGCCGGCGGTGATGGTCTGCACCGGCTCCGACATGGGGCCGCCCAGGTTGGTCCCCTTCATTTTGACCAGGTGGGTGGCCGTCATGGCGTTGTGGTCCACGGCCGTGACCGTGTGGAGCGGGTCGGACATTCTGGACCCCTCCCCGGTATATGCTCCGCCGTAGAACTTGGCCAGGTTCGCCGCCAGGACGCCCTCCCGGTCTTTTGCGGTGACGGTGTGGAGCGGATCCCCGGCGCTCTGGCCATGCTGGTCGCTCCCGTAGTATTTGACCAGGCTGGCCGCCGCCAGGCCGTAACGGTTGGAGGCGTCAATGGTCATAAGGGGTTCCGCCAGCCCTTGCCCCCGTACCCGCTCGGTCTGCTCGGTGTGGTACTGGATCATGGCCGGGGTGATCACCATTTGATGGCCTCCCGCTCCGCTGCTTGTGATCGTGTTCACCGGCTCGGTGATCTTGGTCCCCGTGGCGTTCTCGTTGTTGTGCATGGTCAGCGGGGCCATGACGGGGGAGGCGACGCCATACCCGTGCTTTGCCGTCACCGTCTGGAGTGGGTCCGCCGCGTCCTGCCCCCGGAAGTTTCCGGCATGGTTCACCACCACCAGGAACGGGTCCGGCGCTTTGATGGAGAACTTGTCCACCCCACGGATCACCCGCCGCATGGTATTGGGGCGGAGGGGGCGCTGGGCGGAAAGCCCGTATTTCTCCCGGATGGCCTCCCGTGTGTCGAAGATGGACGGGCAGGGCAGGCTCCAGTCTATGACCTCCGCCGCGCTCCTCCACGGCTTTTTCCGGCCTGCCAGCACCTCCGGGGTGTCCGCCGGCGCGTGGGTTGGCTCCGGCCACACAATGGGTTCCCCGTCCCTTCTGGCGATCAGAAAAAACCGCTTTCGCGTGGTGGGCGCTCCATAGTCGGCCGCCACCAGTTCCCGCCATTCCACGGCATAGCCCAGGGCCTCCAGTTGGGAAAGCCACTGGCGGAACGTCTGGCCTGCCTTTGACTTCACCGGGCGGCCCTTTCGGACAGGTCCCCAGGTCTGGAACTCCTCCACGTTCTCCAGCATGATCACCCTGGGCGCCACGGTCCCGGCCCACCGCAGGACGATCCAGGCCAGGCCCCTTATGTTCTTGTCTACCGGCTTTCCTCCCTTGGCCTTGGAAAAATGCTTGCAGTCAGGGGAGGCCCACAGCAGGCCCACCGGCCGGCCCTGGCACACCTCGCGGGGATCCACGTCCCACACGCTGGCCTGGTAATGCTCGGTGTACGGGTGGTTGGTCTTGTGCATTAAAATGGCGTCAGGGTCATGGTTGATGGCGATGGTCACAGGGCGGCCGGTGGCCAGTTCGATCCCCGTGGAGGCCCCGCCGCCGCCGGCGAAACTGTCCACGATGATTTCATCCAGAAAGGACACCTGCGCGGTCGTCCGGCTCATTTTGCCCCGCCTCCCGTCATGTCCAGATACAGGGCGCACTCTTTCCCGGTCCGCTGGCACCAGGCCCATTCCACCATTGCGCCCCGGCTCTCCTGATAGTCAGGGAGGAACACGGCCAGGTCCGACGCCTCCAGCATGGCCAGCGCGATCCGCATATAGTCTCCGTCGGTCAATCCGTCCGGCAGGGTGGCGGGGTTCAGGACCACATGGCCGGCCGCCTCCAGGGCTTTGGCTGCCTCCCGGAACTTTGCCCGATACCGCCGATCCCCGGCGATCTTTCCCGCTATGTAAATTTTCATGGGCTTGTCCTCCTATTCGTTGAAAACCTCGAAATATTCCTGGTATGGGTAGCCCGTCATTTCGTGCCACCCGGTTTTGCAGGTCGCCCCGTCGTCGAACTTATACAGGACCGCGCCTTTCCGCGCTTTTGGCTCATGCCTCCAGGAGGAGGCGGACACCACCTTGTAGGTGATCACCGGCTTGGTCATGTTTTGGGTTTTGCTGTACCGCTTTCCCCGCTTTCCTGCCTCCCGGTACTTCTCCATGGTGGACCGGCTTTCCTTCATCAGGTAGGCCGCCAGTTTCGCATGGTTCCCCCGGCGGTCCAGGGGCTTGAAACTGATACCCCCGCCTCCCCTGGGGACGTTCTCCCATGCCTCGGTGATGATCTCCGGGTCCATGCGGCTGATCACCACGTGTATGTGCGGGTTGGTCATGCGCTTGGTTTCGATCACCACCACCGCCCTGTACTGGATCCCGCGCTTTCGGCAGGCTTTCCGAAGGTTGGCCAGGAAAGCGGCCTTGTGGGCCAGGATCTCCTCAAAGGTCGTGTCCTTGTCGTAGTAGTGGAGGACGGCGTGGAGGTCCCGGTGGTCAAAGTTGGCGTTCAGGTCCCAGCGCAGGTGTTCTTCTGCCACCCGCTCGTTGATCCGGGCTTGCTTTTCCGTGGTGGTCCCCTTATTGGGGCCGCGCTTGACCCCCTTGGTGTGGACCCGGAAGGATTGCATTTTCCTGTGTTCGACGGTCCGGCCAGCCTGCACCATCCTGTGTACGTATGGCATGGTGCCCCCTCCTTTGTGGGTGCTGGTCACTTTACTAATGCCTCTTACCGGCGCTTACGGGGCCGTGGCCCCGCCAAAAATTTTCCGTTGCGAACCGCCCGGAGAACTGATATAATATAGGTATCCGGGACGGTTTCACCGTCGCTTATATCGCCACCTGCGCCGTGTTGTCAGCACCAGGCGCAGGTGGCTTTCATTTTCCTAAAAATGTATATTGTGATCAGATACCCCCCCCGCCGAACATGGACAGTTGCGCGGTGTGCTGCTTGAACCGCTTTTCCTGTGCCTCGAAATACTCCGGGTCAATCTCGTACCCGATAAAATCCAGGCCGGCGTCCCATGCGGCGATCCGGCTTGACCCGCTCCCCAGGTGTGTATCCAGGATCCGATCCCCTGGCTTTGCGTAGTGTTGAAAAATCCAGGCATACAGCGCCACCGGCTTTTGTGTGGGGTGAATACGTGGATCCTTTTTCGTCCCTTGCGGTGCTGCCTCAAATATTTTTGAATTGCTGTCAAACGACATCCACGCATATTCGCACATAGCCATACTAAAGTTTTCTGCTACGGTTGTTTTTCTCCAGATCAGGAACCCGCGTGACGGTGGCAGTAGATAATAGTTTCCGCCCCATATAATCTGGTTCCTGCTAACTCTAAATAGTTGCTCGAAATACTCCGGCCCGGGTGAAATGTTATCGTCTCCGAAATTTTTTATAGTCCCTTCTCCCGTCCATCCCGGAATTATGTTTGCCTTTACCTTTCCGCGTTGGTTCATGTCAAGGGTTGCTATTGTAATGTTGTACTTATCAATAAACCCTCCGTGCGCTTTTTCCCTGGTTCGTGGCATATACGTTACACTTCCCACTCCATAGGGTGGATCCACCACGGCCAGGTCGAAACATTGATCCGGCATGGACCGCATAGCCTCCAGACAGTCCATGTTAAAAGCCCGGTTTTCCATTGGTCTGCACCTCCGTTTCTGCCACCAGTTCCTCAATGGTGGCCGCCGCGCTCTCCAGTTCCCGGGCCAGCAGATCACGGCCGAAACGGTCCCGCTGGTGCATGGCCTCCAGGCGGAGGTCTGCAGCCTGCTGCAGGTATGGGTTCCTGCTCTCGGTTCTCACCGGCCCGGATCCCGTGTGGATCAGCCCCAGCCACCACGTCGGGCTGTTCCGCTCCGCCTTATGCGGGCAGGCGTCGCAGTCCTCCGCCTTGCACTTGTCGCAGAACGCCCGGTGAAATGCGTTGTCCCACGGACCTTCCAGGCAGGGGAGGGAACCCAGGAAAGCGCCCAGGACGGCAGGGGAGGCGGTGATCTTCTCGAACTCCGTCACGGTCAGCCCTCCCTCTTGTGCAGGTCCACGCTCTCCAGGGCCTCCCACACGGTCCGCTCCCACTCCCACGCCCATGTGGTTTTTCGGATCGCCTCCAGCATGACGGTTTCCCCGTCGTGGCTCCATGTCAGCGCACGGCCGCCGGAAATTGCGGCCGATCCCATTTCCGCCGTGGCCCGCTCGATGATGGCCAGGGCCGTGGGATCCACGCCATACGCCTGGCGGCCGCTCACTTCCTGGAATAACTGATACCCCCGGAAGGTGACAGGGACATAGGAGGCCATGCTGGCCACCTCTCCGCCCATCCACCCGTCCACGTCGTCGCTCACGATCCCGGCCATGATGGCCTGGGGCTGGTTGTCCTTCTCGATGGCTACGGCCTCGCCGTCGTCCGGGATCATTCCCATGTGTTCCACGATGGTGGCCAGCGCCTTGCGGGGCAGTTTCGGCCACAGGCACCGCACGAACCAGCCTTCCGTGTAGATCGTGACCTCTCCGCCCTGGTTCAGGACGGTATATCCGCCGTGTCGGTATGCGATTTTGATGGCCTTTACCAGGCCCTTTTCCTCGATGATCACCAGCCTGTCCTCCTTTATTAAATATGTAGGGGCATTTTTGCCACCGGCTCCGAAGGATCGGCGGCCCCCACCTTTGCGTCCAGGATCGTCCCCCAGTTGCACCGCCACACCTCCGCCGCG